TATGAATATTTTTGTGACTTCGCCGGACCCTTGGGAATGTGCCAGGGTGCTTCCTGACCGTCATGTTTGCAAGATGCCCTTGGAAACATGCCAAATGTTGGCCATTGTCGCATCTAAGAAATGGGGACATGGATTTGGCACCCTTCCCAAAGCAGACGGTACTCCCTATGCCACTGAGAAGGGTGCTTTTCGCAATCATCCCTGCACTAAGTGGGCATCTGAGTTTGTAATGAACTGGCAGTGGTTGATTGCTCATGGGTTTGCACTCTGTGATGAGTACAAGATGAGGTATGGAAAGAAACACAGTTGTCTTCAAACTCTTCACGCAGCAAAGGAGATATTTCCCACAGGTGATCCCACAGGTAGATCTGGTAAAGAACCCACACCATTCGTGAGGGCAATGCCTGATGAGTTCAAACTGGACACAAGTATTTCTACCTTTGATGCTTACAAAATGTACATTGCATCTAAACCTTGGGTGACAGATAATTACCTTAGAATTCCAGATAGGAGACCTGAATGGCTATGAAATTACTAAAGACAGAAAAGTGGAATCGATGCAATCTCTCTGGAACTCGTTGGGAATTGTTCGACTCCAAGTTGAACATTGAACTTGAAAGAGATAAGAAATCAAAGATAAATTTCTGTGTGTTGTTTCAGATTGGTGGAGGCTTTGCTATCTACAAATCAATAATTATTTTTGGTTACAGTCTTACTGTTGAGTTGATTTTATCATCATGAATTGGTTTAGTTTTTTTGATAATCTTTCTGACGATGAGAAAGATAAGATTGCCATTCTTAGAGTAATGGAATGTACTAATGGGGTTATTCAACATGCCCACAGGGGTGGTGAACCTTATGCGCTTTCCATTGAAGACACTCGCGAAGCAATGAAGTTCAGTATGGGTGCTATGAAACGAATGACCATTCCACTAAAGAGTGGTAACGTCACTTTTACGCCAGAGACTGAGAAAGTTCTTCGTCAAATTCGAGAACTTTACATCAGTGGAGTTAAACAGGGAAACAGAGAAGACTTTGATGAGTTTATGATGGCATCAGTTGGGTCCTCGCGAGCAGTTGGCAAAGAAAGGCTTTTAAATGCGGCTAAAACCATTCAGAAAGATGTGAATTGTAAGCCCATTTGTGAACACACAAGTTGGGGAGTTGGTTATTTGGTAGGATTACTATGAAGTGGATTACGACGATTCAAGATTGTTATGTTGATGGAGAGGATGATTGGTTTATAGATCTGCCACCTGAGATGTTGGGAGAGCTTGGATGGACTGAGGGAGATGTGTTAGAATGGTCTGATAATAATGATGGATCCTTTACTGTAAGGAAAGTTGCATTATGAGTTCAATTGATAAAAAACCCTTCATCTGGGTGGAAGCTTACAGACCTCAGACAATTGAAGAGTGTATCCTTCCAGAGGGAATCAAAAAGACATTTAAGGACTTTGTGAAGCAAGGTGAAGTGCCTAACCTTCTTCTTTCTGGTCCTCCTGGTTGTGGTAAAACCACAGTTGCTAAGGCACTTTGTAATGAATTAGGAGTTGACGTTTATGTCATCAATGGATCCGATGAGGGTAGATTCCTCGACACTGTCAGAAACAATGCGAAGAATTTCGCTTCGACCGTCTCACTTTCGTCAACTGCTAAACACAAAGTCATCATTATTGACGAAGCTGACAACACGTCACACGACGTACAACTCGCCTTACGGGCTTTTACTGAGGAGTTTGTTGGCAACTGTCGATTCATTTTCACCTGTAACTACAAAAATAAAATCATTGAACCCCTCCACTCGCGATGTGCCGTTGTTGACTTCAGTCTCAAGGGTCGGGAAAGAGCGAGTCTCGCAGCATCGTTCTACACTCGACTCAAAGAAATCCTGGATCTGGAACAGGTTGATTCGGAGGATAAGGTTCTGGTAGAACTTATCAACAAACACTTTCCTGATTGGAGGAGAGTGTTGAATGAGGTTCAGCGTTATTCTGCGAGTGGTAAGATTGACGCTGGCATTCTTGCTTCCTTTAGTAATGTAAAAACAAATGATCTCTTCAAGAAACTCAAGGAGAAGGACTTTCCGTCGGTTCGTAAGTGGGTGGTCAATAATCTGGATAATGACCCTACTGTGGTTCTTCGTTCTGTATATGATGGTTGTTACGACTTCCTCACAGGTCCTGGTGTTGCTGCTGCTGTTCTTATTGTTGCTAAGTATCAGTATCAAAGTGCGTTCGTGGCAGATCAGGAGATCAACCTTCTGGCGGCGTTAACTGAAATTATGATAGAATGCTCATTCAAATGAATACAATCGTTCTTTATACAAATGGTGGTCAGGAATCTGATCGCCTTCGCCAACTTCTAATGAGTCTTGGTGATGAATATCACGAATATACATTAGGTGAAGATTTCACAGAGTCTCAATTCCGTAAGGAGTTTGGTGAGTCTGCTGAATATCCTCAAGTATCTATTGGAATCAACCATATCGGTGGTCTCAAACAAACACTAAACTATCTAAAAAACAAAGGTAAAATATTATGAATGTAAAGGTGATTCGGATGTCTTCTGGTGAAGATGTTGTGGCTTCTGTTCTTGAGGATAAGGAAGATGTGTTGGTGATTGAGAACCCAATTGTTGCTTTCAATCAAGGTAATGGTCAGCTTGGGTTTGCTCCATATGCTCCTCTTCTGAATAAAGATCAGAAGGAATTGGAACTCAATAAGAAGTGGATTGTTTATGTTGCTGGTGTGAATGATGATCTTGTTGAGAGTTATGAAGAGATGTTCTCCCCCATCTCCAAGCCCAGTAAGAAACTGATTCTCTGATATGGAACTGAAAGACTGGTTGAACTCAATAAACTTTAATAAGGAAAACCTTATTAAAGGAAACCCCGATATCGTTAAACAGTACCCACCATTCATTATCAATCGTTGTTTGTCTGGACATCTGGATTGCATCCTCTTTGTGAATGAAATGAACAAGTCTCATTTCTTAGATAAAGATATGCAATATTATTTTTATCTAAATAGTCTGAGGAAGAAAAGGAGATTCTCTCCTTGGCTTCGCAAAGATAAAATTTCAGATCTGGATTATGTGAAACGTTATTATGGTTATAGTAACGAGAAGGCACTCCAAGCTTTGAAACTTTTGTCACCTGAACAAATTGATTTTATTAAACAACGACTTGATACTGGTGGAAAAAGATGACACAAACGGTTGAGCCGCAGGTGGAGTGGTCTCAGGATAAAATGATTGAGATCAAATTGAATGAACCTGATGATTTCTTGAAAGTGAGAGAAACACTAACGAGGATTGGCGTTGCGTCGAGAAAGGAAAAGAAACTATACCAATCCTGCCACATCCTACACAAGCAGGGTAAGTACTACATCGTACACTTCAAAGAGTTATTTGCTCTTGACGGTAAATATGCTAATCTTACTGTCAATGATGTTCAACGTCGTAATCGTATTACAAAACTTTTATCTGATTGGGGATTGGTCTCGGTGGTGAGTGAAGATGATATCTTGAATATCGCTCCTCTGAACCAAATTAAAGTTCTCCCATACAGAGAGAAAACTGAATGGGTTCTAGAACAGAAGTACAATATTGGTTCTCGCGCAAAAGAAAAAACTTCTGAATAAGTGAAGAAACCACCATAACTGAGGTGAGGTTATCGCCACTTCTCATTTGAACTCTCCAGTGATAAATTAATAGTGTGGAAGCCATAACGGTTCCACATTGTTCAACTCTCGCTTAATAAGGAGAAATCAAATGACAACACTTTCACGCTACAATGCCGGAAACATTGATAAGTTTCTGAGCGATATCAACCGTTATTCTATCGGATTGGATAGTTGGTTTGATCGGATTGGATCCGTCAATGATACAAATTATCCTCCGTACAACCTCGTCAAGCAATCTGATACTGAGTTCCAACTGGAGCTGGCTCTTGCTGGTTTCCGCGAAGAAGATCTGAAAGTCTACACTGAGCGCAATCAACTGATTGTTGAAGCCTCTAAGGAAGAGACTGATGGTCGTGAGTATGTTTATCGTGGACTGGCAAACCGAGCATTCAAGCGGGTCTGGAACTTGGCTGATGATGTTGAGGTTCGTGATGTTACCTTCGTCAATGGTGTCCTGAGTGTCAACATTCTGAAGGTTGTTCCTGAGAAGTTCCAGAAGAAACTTCTCTTTGGTTCTGATAAAGCCTGATAAATAAGAACATAACCAAATATCGTCGCCGCGGGGAGTTAATGGCAAAATCCATTGACATCCCCCCTTTTTTTGTGTTATAATTATGAAAGGAATTATAAGCTTATGTCTATAAAACTTGTCATCCTCAAATCTGGTGAGGATGTTGTGGCAGATGTTGAAGAAATGGTGATCAATGACAAGGTGGTTGGTTACTTCTTTAATCATCCCTGTCGTGTGAAACTGACCAGTAAGGGTCCTCAGAGAGATGGGAGTCATCATAGTCCCTTTAAGATTGATATTCTCCCGTGGTCTCCTCTTTCCAAAGACCAAAGAATCCCCGTGGTTGTCGATTGGGTCATCAGTATGATGGAACCAATCGATGAACTCCGAAGAATGTACGAAAAAGTAGTGTTGGATTATGAACGAAGAAAATCTGCAGCTGTTGTTGATGACAAACAATCAGTTGATACTGACTCAGATTGAAGAAGTACCATCTGAACTTGGACAACCTGATTGTAAGATGGTTGAACCATTCGTTGTGAATGAATCAACGTTGACACTTTCACCTTGGATGATGAGTGTGACACGTCAGAACACATTTATGATTCATAGTGACAAGATCTTGACTATGATGGAACCCAATGATAAACTGAAGGATAAGTACAAACAAGCAGTGAAGGGATGAGGTTTTATACCAGTGTGGTGATGGTAGGAAACACCTTCCTACTTCGTGGTTATGAAGATGGTAAAAGAGTAACTCTCAGAGAAGAATATCAACCAACTCTGTTTGTTAAGACGAACAGAGACACCGAGTATCGCACATTGGATGGTGAGAAGGTAGAACCCATCAAACCCGGATCCGTGAGGGATTGTCGTGAATTCTTTAAGAAATATGAGGGTGTAGATGGGTTTAAGATCTATGGCAATGAGAGATATGTCTATCAATACATTTCTGACAAATACCCAGAGGATGAGATCCAATGGGACAAGAAGAAGATGGACATCTATTCTCTTGACATTGAGACTACAACCAAATATGGATTTCCCAGTCCAGAGGAATGTCAGGAAGAGATTTTACTAATCACCATTCAGAATGCTGCAACCAAACAGATCATCACTTGGGGCCAGAAACCTTACACACCCAAACAGAAGAATGTCACCTATCATGAGTGTGGAACTGAGTATGACCTTCTAAATGGTTTCATCTATTGGTGGACACAGAACACGCCAGATGTTGTGACAGGTTGGAACACTAGACTCTTTGATATTCCTTACATTTGTGGAAGAATCACACGAGTCTTTGGCGAAAAGAAAGTAAAGATGTTATCCCCTTGGGGATTGGTTCAGGAAGGTGAACTTTATGTTACTGGTAAAAGATACACTACCTTCAAGATTCAGGGTGTGAGTTCTCTTGATTATCTTGATATCTATAAGAAGTTCACTTACGTCAACCGAGAGAGTTATCGGTTGGATCACATTGCCGAGGTGGAACTTGGACACAACAAATTAGATCACTCAGAGTTTGACACCTTTGAAGAGTTTTACACAAAGGGATGGGATAAGTTTGTCGATTACAACATTGTTGACGTGGAACTGGTGGACAAGTTGGAGGATAAACTCCGACTGATTGAACTCATCATTACCATGGCGTTTGACGCAAAGGTGAACTTCAATGATCCAATGGGACAGGTGGGATTGTGGGACGCCATCATCTATAATTATCTGAAGAAACAAAACATCGTTATCCCACCACGAGAGATGACAGAGAAGAACTCTAAGTTTGCAGGTGCTTATGTAAAAGAACCCGTTCCTGGAGCTTATGACTGGGTGGTGTCCTTTGATTTGAACTCTCTGTACCCTCACCTCCTAATGCAGTACAACATCTCACCGGAAACTCTTCTGGACGAGAGACACCCATCAGTGAATGTGGAGAAGATCCTTAATGAGGAAGTGAACTTTGAGATGTATAAGGATTATGCCGTCTGTGCCAATGGGGCAATGTTCCGTAAGGACAAGAGGGGTTTCCTTCCAGAACTGATGGAGAGAATGTATAAAGAAAGAAAGGCATTCAAGAAGGAGATGTTAAAATCTAAACAGAAGTTGGTTGACATTGAGGCAGAGATGAAGAGAAGGGGGTTGAAGTAAGACTGGGTGGGTTATGGAGAGGTAATGATGTGTTAGAATGGGGAGTTGGAAGATTACGATAAACTCTTATGGATTTAGATGTTATTTGTGAAGAATTCTTACATTATGATGGGAGTTTATTATCTTTCTGTGAGAGATTTTCTTATCCTTATAATTTAGTTTATAAGAGACTGAAAAAGAGTCACCCAAACTCAATAAGCAGAAATAAAAATGGCACATTCAAATTGGAGAAACGACCGCGAAAGGTTTTGATTTCACCAGAAGAAATGAAAGAGATGTTTTTTGAGAAGGGAATGGGGCAGAAAGAGATTGCTGAAGAGTTGGGAGTGACGAAGGGAGCAATCTGTTATTTTATGAAGAAACATAACATTGACGTAAAGTCTGTGTCTCTAAGTCGTTATTTTACAAAGGAGAGACGCGAGCTTCATCGTCAACAGGCATTGTCGGGGATTACTGGAGTGTTTCGTGCTGGAAGAAAGTTTCATTCAACCTCCATTGAAGTGAAGTTTATGAAAGTGTGTGATGAGATGGGGATAAATTATAAGAGGCAGTTTTCAATTGAGAAGAATGGGCATCCTTATGATTTTTACATTCCCTCAATGAATTTGCTGGTGGAGATGGATGGGGTTTATTGGCACACAATGGAGAATCAAGTAAAGAAAGATAAAGAGCAGATGGCAAAAGCGGAGGAGTTGGGTTATAATCTGGTGAGGATTACTGATAAACAAATCAAAGATAATCCACTCGTAATAAAGGAGGTGTTGTCATCGGATTTCTGATTGGTGGGGATGACGAAGCAGGTAAGCAACCACAAAGAATTACAGCATCTGAGAGCGATTACTCTCATCTTTCTGATAATGAGTTGAGGAAGTTGAGAGATGAAACCATAAAAGACATTTCTAAGTTTAGTAACTTTCAACTTGTAAGAAAGGTGACTCTAAACTCCGCTTATGGTGCTCTGGGTAATGAATGGTTTCGTTACTATAAACTTGCCAATGCTGAAGCAGTGACACTCTCTGGACAGGTCAGCATCCGATGGATTGAAAATAAGATGAATGGATTCATCAATAAGATTCTGGAGACGGAGGGTGTTGATTATGTGATTGCTTCTGACACTGATTCCATTTACATCAACTTCCAAGGTGTTGTGAATAAGTTTCTGACAAAGTTTAAGGGCGATAAAGAGAAAACAGTCAGCATGATCGACAAGATCTGTAAAGATCAACTAGAACCATTCATTGATAAGTGTTACACCCAACTTGCTGATTATGTGAATGCTTATGACCAGAAGATGCAGATGAAGCGAGAGAACATCGCCGATCGTGGAATTTGGACAGCGAAGAAGCGTTACATTCTAAATGTTTGGGACAGTGAGGGTGTTCGTTATGAGGAACCAAAACTGAAGATTATGGGCATTGAGGCAGTGAAGTCCTCCACACCTGCTCCCTGTCGAAAGATGATCAAGGATGCCCTGAAGTTGATGATGGAAGGAACAGAAGATGATGTGATCAAGTTCATTGATAATTGCCGATCTGATTTCAAAAAGATGGCCATCGAGGAGATTGCCTTTCCTCGTAAAGTTTCTGATTTGAAGAAGCATAAATCATCCACACACATCTATGGAAAGGGGTGCCCAATGCATGTTAGGGGTTGCCTTCTTTACAACCATTACATTAAAGAGAAAGGATTGGGAAATAAGTATTCAATGATTGATAATGGTGAGAAGATAAAGTTTATTCATCTGAAGAAGGCAAACCCTATTAGAGAAAATGTTATCTCTTTTATTTCTGAGTTTCCTCATGAACTTGGACTTGACAAATACATTGATTATGACTTACAATTTGAAAAAGCATTTCTCGAACCTGTCAAGACAATTCTTGATTCCATTGGTTGGAACGTAGAGAAAACAACAAACTTGGAGTTATTTTTCGGATAGAAGATATGGATTTCTTACGTGACATTGTAAAGGAGATTGGGGACGAGTACACACAACTTGCTTCTGACATTGATGACTCAGAGACTTATGTGGACACAGGTTCGTACATTTTTAACGCACTGGTTTCAGGTAGTATATTTGGCGGTGTATCTGGGAATAAGATTACTGCCATTGCTGGGGAGTCTTCTACTGGAAAGACTTTCTTCTCTCTCGCTGTTGTTAAAAACTTTCTGGATTCTAATCCTGATGGTTACTGTCTGTACTTTGACACTGAAGCAGCAGTTAATAAGTCTCTTCTTACAAGTCGTGGAATAGACCTTAAACGAGTTGTAGTTGTTAACGTTGTCACTATCGAACAGTTCAGACAGAAAGCTCTTCAGGCTGTGGACCTTTACCAGAAAACACCAGAAGAAGAGAGAAAACCTTGCATGTTTGTTCTAGATTCTCTGGGAATGTTATCCACAGAGAAAGAGATTCAGGATGCTTTGGATGAGAAGAATGTTCGAGACATGACCAAGTCGCAGCTTGTGAAGGGGGCATTTAGAATGCTCACCCTAAAGCTCGGCCAAGCTAAAATACCAATGATAGTAACTAATCATACCTATGATGTCATCGGAGCTTATGTCCCAACTAAAGAAATGGGTGGAGGAAGCGGACTCAAATATGCTTCATCGACTATCATTTACCTCACTAAGAAGAAGGAGAAAGATGGAAAAGATGTCATTGGAAATCTTATCAAGGCAAAGACTGCTAAGTCGCGTCTGAGTAAAGAGAATAAGGATGTCACAGTTCGTCTTTATTATGACGAAAGAGGTTTAGACCGATATTATGGTTTGTTGGAACTGGGTGAACTGGGAGGTCTCTGGAAGAATACCGCCGGTCGTTATGAAATGGATGGCAAAAAGGTTTATGCCAAACAGATCATGAAAGAACCTGAGAGTTACTTTACCCAAGAGGTTCTTGAAAAATTAGACACAATTGCAAAGCAGGAGTTTTCTTATGGTGAAAGTGTATGATGATGTGATTCCATCTGGAACATGTGAGAATTTGATTAAGATTTTTGAGTCTGATTCTCATCACCATGAATTTGTGAATCATGATCACAAACCCTGTTTTCATCAATTGAATTTGAACATTCATCATCCACATCTTGTTGCAAGTTTGGTGAACCTCACAAAGGTTGCATACGACAAGTATAAGAAAGACCTCAAGAATCCTTTCATGCCAAAGTGGAAGTTTCTTGAGGAATTTCGATTGAAGCGTTATAATACCTCAGGGGAAGAAAGGTTTGATGAACATGTTGATGTGGATAACTACAACACAGCAAAGAGAGCAGTTGCTTTTATTTTCTATCTAAACGATAACGACGGAGAGACACAATTCACAATGTCTGGAGAACGAGTGAAACCCGAATGTGGAAGGGTCACTGTGTTTCCTCCCACCTGGGAATATCCACATGCTGGACTCCCTCCCACTGATAATACAAAGTACATCTTGAGCACATACATTCATTATGGATAAGATTGAGATTCTCATTCTTAAAAACTTAATTCACAATGAGGAGTTTCTTAGAAAGGCAATTCCCTTCATTAAGAAAGAGTTCTTTCAAGAAAACAATCAACAAGTTATCTTCCAAGAGATCTTCAATTTTGTCACTCAATATAATGAGGTGCCAACTAAGGAAATCCTCTCCATTGAGATTGAGAAGAGAACAGATATCAATGAAACAATCTTCAGGGAAATCTCTAAGATTATTTCTTACTTAGATGAAGAGCCGGTTGAGTATAACTGGCTGTTAGACACTACGGAGAAGTGGTGTCGTGACCGTGCCATTTACTTGGCACTTCTGGAGTCGATTTCTATCGCTGATG